CTCTGTTCGTTTTAGAAACATATATGCTGATAACATATATGGTGATGGTACTAATATAACAGGCATTTCTGGTGGTGGTGGTGTATCATCTGATAGTCAGGAAAACACCGTCGGTGGTACCAATGCGGGAAATGCATTAACAAGCAACTCTGTATCAAATACCTTGTTTGGTGCTGAGTCGGGTCGGTTAGTTGACACAGGTGACAGGAATACAGCTATAGGTAGGTACACTCTTAATACCGCCACTAGTTCTTCTGATAATGTGGCCATTGGTTACAATTCTCTTTATGCAACAATAGCTAATAATAATACTGCAATTGGATCTTACGCTGGAAGAAATATTTCTTCAGGTACAGATAATACAATTTTAGGTAAATCAGCTGCAGACCAACTTACTACTTCAAGTTACAACGTAATTGTTGGATCTGATGCTGGAAAAGGTGCAAATCAGTCTACTGCCAGTAGAAATGTAATTATAGGTTATCAAGCAATACAAAATCAAGATAATCCTAGTGATCAAGTTGCCATTGGATATAGAGCAATGGCAAATCAAAAAGACGATGCATATGGCAACGTTGCTGTTGGTTCTTACGCTTTGGAATGTTCTAGTAACCAAGAAGTTTACAATAATACTTGTATTGGCATGAACGCTGGTCGAACAGCAGAAAGTGGTTTTGGACAGAGTGTTTTTGTAGGCTATTCAGCTGGTGAATATGTAAATGGTCCCGATTATTGTACTGGTATCGGATACCTATCTATGAGGGGTAATAGTGGTAATAAGTTAACGGGATACCACAATACTGCTTCTGGTTATCGTTCTCTTGCTTTAGTTCAAGGTGCAGGAGAAAAAAATACTGCTCTAGGTTCTGAAGCTGGTGATACTATCACAACTGGGAAAAACAATATTTGTATTGGTTATAACACACAAGCATCTTCTGCTACTGTAGAGAATGAAATAACAATAGGTGATAGTAATATCACTAAGTTTAGAATACCAGGTTTAAGTGCTTCTATAAGTTCTACAGAATCTGTTTTACCAGCAGCTAATTTCAACGCTGGTGTCTTGCAAGAAGCGTATTATTATGACACTGGTAGTGGGATACAAGGAAATTACTCCCACGATATTCTTACATATGGTATGGTGTTTAATCAAGCATCAAATGCTGCTGGTAGTTTTACTTTTAACATAAGAGGAAATAGCAGCACCACATTTGATAGTTTAACTACTACTAATAGAGTTACGACAATGACAATATATTCTGCAAATAATAGCACATCAAATTATATGACTGCATTTAAAATTGACGGTACAACTCAGACTGTTAAATGGGCAGGAGGTTCTGCACCATCTGCAGCGACTGGTAGTGGAGTAGATGTATATTCAATGACAATTATGAAAACAGGATCAAATACTTATCAAGTATTTGGTAACTTTACTAACTTTGCATAATGAATGATAAACATATAAAACAAAGTCCGATGTTAACTCTACCAGGTTTAGGTGGAGGATCAAATAGTCCTTTAGTTCGTAAAGCATCTTCCGCACCACATGATCCTGGAACACCAGGTACACTTTCTATAGTTAGACATGCTCCTATTAGTCATGGTATTCCATTCACAGGTGGTCAAGCAAATATGTGCACATATGCTGAATTCCAAAGTGCTGGATCTGTGGTATTGTGTCAAAATTTATGGGGAGAGTGGAAGTATAATTTATCTTCATCCTATAATTTAGGAACAGCAAGTTATCAAAATGGTAGTGCTAGATATTGGACAATAGGTCAATATCGCAGCAATTCTATGAGTTCATACAGAAAATATTCAGGTCGAATTATGAGATTTGATTATAATAGTGATAAAGCTTATTATTATGATGGTAGGGGAAATACAAAAATAGTAGAAGATTTAGATGTTTATACACAAACAGCTCCAACTGTTACTAGTTCTTCTACCTCTTTCAGTGGTGGAAGTGATTATAGCAATTGTTCATCTTACGTTAATAGTAATGGATTACATATTCTGACCGTGTATAATGGTGGATCAAGTAATAGAAAAATGTGGATAAGAAATTATACCAACAATACCACATCTAATGTCAGCAGTTATTCTGAACTAAACTTCTCTAGTGTAAGTAATATCCAAACTATATTTAATGCTGCTCTCTCTAAAAATGGAACAACAATATCAATATGGTATAGAACTACTAGTTCTTCATATCAGGTTGCTAAGTGGAGTTTATCAACACCATTTGATTTAACAACTGCTGGTTCAGTCAGTTATCCAGGTACAGGTAATTATAGCACTTTGATTAATCAAAGTGGATATACTTTTCTCAATGCTAACTGGGGTAATAGAGCACTTGTTTTGGATATGTATGGTGCATTAAAATCATATTCTTTTAGCACAGATGGTGATCTTAGCACGGTGACTTTAAATGGTTCTATTAATAGATCTAATAATGGTGGTTATCTAAATGGTTCTTCGTATGGTATATGGTTTGATGATGGAAAAAAAATAATCGATCAGGGATATTCCTCCTCACATTATGTTTATGATAGTTCATCTAATCCATATGGATGGAAGTTTCATGATATGAATCGACCTAATAGAAGTAGTAATTATACGAGTATTTACACATGGAATAGTAAAGAAGGACAAACCTTCTCGGATGGTAGATTTAATAGTAATAAAAGTAAATTATATAGTTCTTATTACAGTAGCACTTATCGAGTATCTGAAAGAAATCTATCGACTCCTGGTGATATTACAACACTGCAAGGAAGTTATAGTGGAGCTAATTCTAATGCAACATTTACAGGATATACTGGTGGTTATTCAACTAGTATGGCTTGGTATGATAAATTAAATAATAAATTTCATTTGACTGATAGTGGGAATGTTTCTAGCTCAAATTATCCCTCATATTTTATTTTTGATCTTAATTCTAGTGGTGAATTTACTGGCACATACAATTCTTCACCAACAGGTTATACCTCTGGTGATTTTTCAGGTTTGAATATGTTACAACCACTATCTCATAATGGTAAATATTTTTGTTACCATAATTCTGGCAAGTGTTATATTATTTTCTTAGATTATGCATTTGAACCAGCTAAAGGTATAACAGCACTCTCTAATTTTACTCCAGAATATAACTTACCTAATGGCACTCAAATAAGTACACAGTGGTGGAATAGAATGTATGTTTCCTCTGGCAGAATCTTTTTTGCACATTATCATGGTAATTCACCTTTAAATATGGTTTATGATATAACTATAGATGGTGTCGCACCAGATGATATTACATAGGAGATAATATGAATACATCAATAACCTCAGAATTTGAATATGCACAGTCATTATTAATGATGTCACAAAATTTTGACAATATTAATATTTCTGGGATATCGTCAATTCGTGGCACTGATTGTGAAATAAAAGAATTACTAGACACATCTATTTTTGATGGAATAACTTCTCCAACTTTTTATATAGACGGTGCAATTGAAGATGACGATAAAAATTTCTTTGATAGTGAAGGATTAACAATTATAACTTAGTAATATGACAATTAATTTTCCAAATAATCCCTCATTAAATGATACTCATACAGTTGGTTTGAATGAATGGAAGTGGAATGGCTATGCTTGGTCACGTATTCCAGATAGAAGTGTAGGAGATCAAGTTGTTTTTACGAATATGACCACGACACAAAGAGACTCTTTAAGTGCACAAACAGGTGGTGTCATTTTTAATACATCTGTCAATAAATTACAAGTATATAACGGAACATCTTGGGAGAGTCTCCATTAAATTAAAAAATCATAACATTAGAGACAAAATTTTAACTTATGATATAATAAGAAAACATTAAGATTATAAATCATTATTTAAGAGTACATATGAACTTTACGGTTTACTCCAAAGATGGATGTCCATATTGCGAAAAAATTAAAGAAGTTTTAGACTTGACAAAACTAAGATATGTGGTGTATAATTTAGATGAGCACTTTGATAAAAAAGAATTCATCTCTGAATTTGGAGAGGGTTCTACATTTCCACAAGTCTCAGTCGATGGCAAAAAGTTAGGGGGATGTGTTGACACAATCGAATACCTCAAAGACAACAAAATCGTTTAGTAACGATATAAATAAATCAACTCACCACATTGATCGTGGGTTTGAGTTGATTCTCTCTGGAGGTAAAAAAAAGAGACCTAAATCATTTAGTATTGGGTTGGATAAAGTTATCTCACTTTTTAGAAGAAAGATAACTATCCATTTTGATTTTTTTATTGACATACAAAAATAAACACAGGGGGTGTTATGTTAGCTGTATCTTTAGTGTTTGGATCCTTTCTTCTAATTGGATTTCTCGCTATAGGAATTATTGGTGGATGGGTTGCCAGAGATTATATGATGAATTATCAGGAAATTCCAAAAGTGCATCCTGAGATGTTTGACCAAAATGGAAATTTAGTTCCAGATGACATTGTAGCATTTAGATTTGAAAACAATTATGACAACGACGAAGAAGACGACGACTAAGGCTAAAACAGTTAAAACTGTTAAAGCAAAATCTTCATCATCAAAGATTCCTGTATTACCTAACATACCATTTGCGTATGAAGTTCTTGATGCAGCTTCAAAGCAAAGAAGTAAGGCAAAGAAAGTTGAGGTACTACAAAAATACAAACATCCATCATTAGTTACTCTTTTTGTATGGAATTATGATACCAGTATTATTACTTTACTTCCAGAAGGTGATGTTCCATATGGTAATACTGGTGAAGATCAACAAACAACTGGCACTTTATCTGATAAAATAAATGATGCTGTTGGAAAGATGGGTGAAATGGGATCTAATTCATTAGGTTCGCAGGATCAAGGTAAAGCATCGATTCGTGGAGAATATCAGAAGTTTTATAATTTCTGTAAAGGTGGTAATCCATCTTTAAGTAATCTTCGTAGGGAAACGATGTTTATCAACATTCTTGGAGGATTGCACCCATTAGAGGCAGAAATACTAATTTTAGTAAAGGATAAAAAATTAGAATCAAAATATAAAATTGGTAAGGAAGTCGTATCCACTGCTTATCCAGAAATACAATGGGGTGATAGATCATGAGTAAACCACTAGGTCAAACTGCACAAGTTCAAGAGAAAGAAGAGGTGCAAATAATTTGGAGTAAAAAGGAAAAAGAATTATCAAAAGAAAATTATGGTTGTGAGATAGTTGTAGAGAATGGTTCTAAACAGGATATCCATACAACTGAGGCACCAACGGATTGTATGATAGTCACATATGAATTTAACGGTGAAACTCATCAGGACTTGACAAGAGGTTCAAGAGTTGCAATCTTTGATATGTATTATGATAAGTTCAAGCAAGGACTGAAGATGATTGACTATGGAAAGGGTACAATCAAACCAAACCTCTGGGGATATCAAACTCAAGGACCAAAAAAGAAAAAGCGTAAGTAGTTACAAAAATAGTCGAAAAAAAATCCCGCCAAAATTTTGACCTGTAGGGATTTTGTATCAGTTGTTACATTCTTACTTGACTATATAATATGAATGTGTTAGTATTAACACACGTTCATCCCGCAAGGGACGCAAGTAAGCCGACTCGGAACGGAATCGTTCATCCCGTAAGGGACGCAAAAGCCGACTGAAGGAACGGGTATCCACCCTACTACTGAGGACAAGCAAATGGCAACAGTTACTTACCGTGGTGTCGAGTATGACACTGAAGAGTACAACGCAAAAGTTGTTGCGGAAGCAGCAAAGCGTGAAAGACACGATTTAATGTATCGTGGACTAAAAGTTAAAAGCAAGGCATCACCTTGTAGTTAACAAATCAGGAGGGTTGCAACCCTCCTTTTTTTATGTTATAATTAGATGAAAGAATAGTTTTATGGATAGAGAAAAACTCAAACTATTAATTCGTCAACTAGAATTATCCGTAGATGCAATAAAAGCAGAGGTTTATTCTGATATTGACTCATATCGAAATTCACCTGCTTTTAAGAAAGTAAGTGATTATGATGAATTACACGATGATGACGATGGCTACCCAGACTAGAGCAAGAAAATTAATCAAACTACTTGAACGATTATTAAAGAAGAGAGAACTTTTTGATGATGAACAGGTTAAATTGATTAAAGAACAATTAAAAGTTGCTAAAGATGAATTAGCACGGATTGAAGAACAAACATCAAAAGGATTTGGTTAATGGAAGTAAAACTTATTAGTGTATCACCTGATGCTGAACAGCACATGGCATATTGTGCTCGTGTCAGTAATCCAAATAATCAGGAAAATGAAAAATATGCAGGTCTTTTAAGATATTGTATAAAACATCAACATTGGTCAATTTTTGAGCAAGCGTTTATGACACTTGAAATTAATACAACAAGAGGTCTTGCAGCACAAATATTAAGACATCGTTCTTTCACATATCAGGAGTTTTCTCAAAGATATGCTGATAGTAGTTTATTAGGAAATAAAATACCATTACCACAACTTCGTAAACAAGATGAGAAAAATCGTCAAAATTCAACAGATGATTTAGATCCAATTCTTGTTCAGGAGTTAGAAGTCAAAATGCAAAAATATTTTGCTGATGGTATGAAATTGTATAAAGAAATGTTAGATGCAAAAGTTGCAAAGGAATGTGCACGATTTGTATTACCATTAGCAACACCCACAAGACTTTATATGTCAGGTAGTGTTCGTTCTTGGATACATTATATTGAATTGCGTTCTGGACACGGTACACAGAAAGAGCATATGGATATTGCAAATGCTTGCAAAAATATCTTTACCGAACAATTCCCTACCGTTGCAGAGGCAATGGAATGGGTCTAAATAACTTTACATAACTTTATAATAAAAATGGCAACATATCCTGTAGTAAACACTAAAACTGGTGAGCAGAAAGAAGTTGTGATGAGTATCACAGAATGGGATGAGTGGAGAGTAAATAATCCTGATTGGTTAAGAGATTACTCTGACCCATCTACAATGCCAGGTGTTGGTGAAGTGGGTGAATGGAAAGATAAATTGAGAAAAACTAAACCAGGTTGGAATGATATTCTAAAAAAAGCAAAAAGAAATGCTCCACGTAATAATACCATAAACACGGTTTAATCAAATGCCTAGAAAAAAGAAAACCAGTGGTGAGCAACCAATTGGTATCGGATATACATCCAAACAAATGAAGAGAAAGAAACCGATAAGCAATACATATTTGATTGATATCGAACCTATTACTGATAATCAGAAAAAACTTTTTGAGTCATATTCTGCAGGAAAACATTTGGTTGCATATGGGACAGCAGGGACAGGGAAAACATTTATTTCATTATATAATGCACTTTCAGATATTCTTGATGAAAGCACACCATATGAAAAAATATATCTAGTTCGCTCTTTAGTATCAACTCGTGAGATTGGTTTTTTACCTGGCGATCATGAGGATAAGGCAGACATTTACCAAATACCATACAAAAATATGGTAAAATATATGTTTCAGATGCCATCTGATGCTGATTTTGAGATGTTATA